GAGCCGATATATGCAGCACTGGACGCAACCTGACCGACGACCGGAATACTCTGGATTGCAGACACTGCAGCTGCCTGTGCTTTTCGAATACTGGCTGTCATATCTTCAAATGCTGCTTGGGCTGTCGCTCCCATGGTTGCAAATACACTTCCATCCGCAAGATGCGGTGTCTGGATATCTGTACCACTGTTCTCCATGCTCCTTCGTTCTGCATTGTATTCTCGCAGTCGGTTCGTAAGATCTGAAAGTGCAACTCCATCCCTCTGATATTGTTCAGACTCCTGCAAGTTGGAGCCATCCAGCAACATAGAACTTCTGAGGTCTTTGTATTCTTTCAATTTGTTCCGCATGATAGACAGCTGGTTTGTGTTCTCACGGTACTGATCCGTCGGTATCATTGCTTTTCCGTTATCCTCAAGGTCTTTCATTTCACCTTTTAGATATTTCATTTCCGTTTCAACTTCTTTGATTTGCTCCGTCAGACCAGTCATTGCACCACCGTCGCCAGGCTTAAATCCGAGATCCAACCATTCTCTTTGCTTCGCAATTAACTTCTCCAGTCTTGCCTGTGCATCATCATAATGAGCCTTCACTTCGCTGTAATCAGCACTCGGAACCGTCGCTTTTCCTGCTGCCTCTAATGCCTTCTGCTTTTCTTCCAGCTTTGCGTAAGCGGATTCGCTCTTTGCAATATTGGCTTCTAGGTCTTTAAACTCCTGTGTTGGCACAAAACGCTTGCTCGCATCCATGCTGTTCATTTTCTGGATCAGTTTTTCCTGCTCCATCTCTGTTTTTGCAATAGTATTGCATAACTGTTCATATTCTGGATTGTATACACGGATGCCTGCTGCGACCTGTGCTTCCCTGACATAGTCTCTTATCTGTCCGGTAGCCTGCTTCCAGATCGTACCATTGACCATATCTTTCCAGGAACTTTTTATAAGGTTCTGCATATTTTGAATCATTTGCATATTTTCGCTCATTGTCTGGCGAACTGGTTCCTGAGTTTCATTCATGCTGTTGTTGATATCTGCGGCTGTACTTCTGACAATATCTTCTGTCTCTTTTGCCGACTGTCTCAGATCATCATTCTGAAACACTGGTTGTGACTGCTGCACCGCATCCTGCATATTCTTAATAGCTTTTACGGAACTGTCCGTATTCAATGCATCTTCCGGTGTTTGCAACTCACTCAGGCTCTTTTTAACGTTTCTCATCGCCTCCGACAGTTCGGCACTTGCCGCACTGCCAGGTGTTTCGATTTTTGATGTGCTGGTGTTCATCTGAGAAACTGTGTTATTCACAACGCTTGTAGCTTCTCTCATTGCCTGTTTCAGTTTTGCGTTGTTTGCCTCAATGATGACTTTCATTCTGTGCAGTGTATCACTCAATCTTCACACCTCCTTCCCTTTTCACTATTTCTTATTGATGTCTTCGTCTGTTGAACTCTGCGGCATATAAGCGGCGGTTTTCGGCAGCTGTTACAACCTGTTCTTCTTGCTTGCTTTCCTCGAACTGTTCTCGTTCTTCCCTGAACAGTTCCGGGTAGAAGTCCCATGGTTTGCGTGCTTTGTTTTCTGAATTCAAATACCTGCCAATATGCTCTGCGATACTTTCCGCCTGTATGAACTGCTGCAGGATCTTAATCTTTGCACGCCTCCCATAGCTCCGGATGCAGTCATGGACTTCCGGGATAGACATATTCCAGAAGTCCTGCACCTTGATTCCTGCATCCAATGCATCTTCGTATAGTTTCCAGATTTCTTCGGTGACTGTTTCTGTTACAGGATCACATCTGCCTGATCCAGATCTTTCATCAGGCTCTCTGCCATCGCCGGCGTAAAAAAACCGGATACCGCCATAGTCGGCATAATTACTTTTGCCATGAAATCAAACTGACTGCCGCCTTCTTCCAGCCACTTGTCGTACAGCTTTGTTACTTTGTCGAACGTTGTACCGTGTTCCCATGGCTCGATAGCTGCCTGGGCAATCGTCAGCATAACACCAAGCGGCGGAATATCATTCGCCGTTACCAGCGTCATAATATTGGTACGGTATTTGTTTTCCAGTTTTGTGATCATACCGGTATTAAGTTTCATTTTGTGCTGTACACCTGCCACTTCCCAGTAATGAAATGGTGGTCTTTTTTTCTTTGTTTCTTCGATAGATGTTACTTTTTCTGTTTCTTCTTTCTGGAATTCTTCATCCAGTCCTTCTAATCTTTCCATTGATCGCCCCTCCTTATGACGGATCTGTAACTTTCAGATCACTGCAGATTGTCATCTTTGCTTCTACTTCAACAACTCCGTTCACACCGCCGCCCGTACGTTTTACGGACACTTCTGCGTCATATTCCGTGGTTGTGCCATCTTTTAATGTTTCTTTGAAACTAAGTACTTTGTCAGATTCCTGTGCTTTTCGAAGAATGCGATACGCACTGGTTGCCGCTCCATTTTCATACTTGAATTTGTATGTCATGTCTCCAAGATCACCAATACCATTCTCGTACTGTTTATTTTTATCGTTCAGACCGGTATTTTCTACTTTTTCCGGTTCAACACCACAGTCCGGGATCTCTTTCAACCCTGGAAGTTCTTTGTAAGCACCAGTTGCGTCACTTTTTTCCTTGTACTCAAGTTTTGCTCCATTTGCCAGCATATTCTTCACGCTCCTTTTCTAGTTCGGCCAGAATACTTCTTCTGACTCCATATCAATGATTGCTTCATATCTCATTACTTTATGTTTCAACCCGGATGGATCCGGGGTGTCCTGACACAGGGTACGCACCAGCCCAAGTGCTGCCAGTGCCTTGTCTACCTTGAGTGCAGATTCGGACGTAGAGCGGTTATGCCAGATATCTACACGATATCGTACATAGCTCTTTTCCTCTCCCTGTGCGGTATGTTCATATACCTTGTTATCTTCTTCGGTGTACTGCACTGCCGGAAGCTCTGCCCAGTCTTTTGGGTACTGGTCTGTTACATTCCCAAACGCTCCGGCAAGTGCGGAATAGATCTGATCTTTTACGTTTTTCATAAATTCTTTTCGATTGCCTCCTCAAAATAATGTGCAATTTCCAGTTCATTGTTTTTTAGTGCCGGATATAAAAATGGTTGTGCAGCCTGTCCGGTACACTGGTAGAATCGGCCGTCCGGCGTATCCACATAAAACCACTTATACTTTTCGGCCGTCTTCCGCCCGATCATGCTTTCGTGGATCCACCAGGGCGACTGTACATAGGCATAGGCAACATCCGGTGATATCCCCGCGTGTTGCTTCTGACCTTTGGGGCCTGTACCAAATTCCACATATTGTGCATACTTTTTGTTGGTGTAACAGATGCCTACAATCTTTTCGCTGCTGGTTTCTATCGCCGTGTATATACTCCCTCTCAATTCCCCATCATTTACCGGGCATCTTGTTTTCGCCTCAGCCTGCACTGTTTTGATACTTTTTGATACCGCATCATGCATATTCACTGCTGCCGTTTTTTGAAACGCATCCGTAATTTCTTTTTTACCGATGATCACAGTTTTTCCACCTCCAGCGTAATATAGGTGTAAGGATAAATGGCAACGACCTTATAATCCGGATCATTGCCGCCGTTTACAGAAATACCGTCATTTACAGATACCGTCATACCTTCCTGAAACCGATATGACGTTTTGCCATTCTTGCCCGGTACTTCCGCATATTTCCCGTCAATCCTCAGTTTTCGGATAAGCGGAAGCCTGCTGCCATACATTTCTGCCTGTACTTTTCCACCGGCTGTCCACATTTCCGCCCGAAAACAAGAAGGCGGAGCATATTCTGTATATGTTCCACCCTCTGCATCTTTTTTCTGCACCACCTGGAAATGTTTGAATTCGCGAAGCCTATTCCTTTTCAGCCTCATAGGTCACACCCCCTACACGTACCAGCCGATACCGGTTCAGCACATCATAGATTCGCTTTGGTGCATTATCGAAGTTGTAAGATTCCCCTGCACCGGTTCTTGAAGATTCCCCCTCTGTTCCCATGCGGTTGATAGCGATCACGGCAAGATCACGCACCGTTTTCTTAAGTTCCGGGATCATCTTCTTTCGTCCGGTATACGCCAGCACCCAGTCTGTCGCATCTTCCAGGACAACTTCCACCAGCTCTTCATCTCTTTCGCCAGTCAGGATTTTGATTCTCTCAAAATCAGTCATTTAGACCACTTCCTTATCATCAGCCATTTGTAATCAGGCGAGCCATCGGGATTGCTTTCGGATCGAATTTAATGCTCCAGTTCGCAGTTGCAAACAGCTGTGCATCTGTAGGTGATTCAGTCCATCCGGATTTTGGCACCGCAAAGCTGAATCCATTTGGGTGAATCGTTTCTCTCATTCTGGTGATAAGTTCATCCTGACCGCCATTCTTTTTCGGATCACGGTTCGTTTCTACCGGAACATCCACACGGCCTCTTGCGGTACGGATCACCCCTCGTCCAAACAGATAGGTTGTGTATTTTTTCAGGTCCTTATTGTCCCCTGATCCACCGACAGCGGTGCATGGCACACCATCATCAACGATAACGGTATATCCGTTGGCAGAAGCGATATTCATTGGTCGCTGGATGCCATTTGCATCGGTATATTTCCAGTATTCCAGCAGCTGCTTATTTTCCAATGTTTTTGCAACATTGGAGTGCATGATTGCCAGGCCGAACTGGTCTTTGTGGTCTCCGCAAGCCAGAGTAGCCAGGTCATTGAGGTCTGTTTCTGCGATATTTCTTGCGGCAGATGAAGAAGAACACAGATCAAGCGTGTGCGTCTCATTCCATGTCTTGGCATTGCCGGAAGCTCCTGTGATGCCAAACACCGCATCTGTGATACCGATCAGACGTTTCTGTCTTCGTTTCTGCCAGTATTTCGCAACAGTGGCAACAATGTGTCCCATCGGGTCAGCCCCGGAAAGTTCAGCGGTGAAGTTGCGTGCAAAGAAGCCTTTTGCTCTTCCGTATACAATACCGCTCTGAGAACCGCCGCCAACTTCTATTACCGTGATATCTGTCTGGCCATCATAATTCTGATCATCGCCATCCAGTGTGTCATAAAATGGAATGGTGTACAGATTTCCACTGCCGGCAATTCTGTTTGCAATTACCGGATCCTCTACTACCGCACCGGATTCGATCATCGCTGTGAGATATGGATCCGGTGCTTCGTTCCACATTTCCATAAATAACTCATCATCAAAAGGAATTCCAAAAATTGTTCCTGCCATTAGTTATTACTCCTTTCATTTCCCGGCCAACTGTTTATACAGTTCCGGATTTTCTGTTTTCAGTTTCAGTCTTTCTGTGTATCCCATCTTGGCATACGTTTCTTTCGTTACATTCTCCTGAGGTGCTTTCTTCGGCGGTGTTCCACCTTTCAGGCGTTCATTTACTGCTGCTTCTACTGCTTCCTGAAATGCTTTTTCTACCGCACTGATGGATTTGTTACAAGTGTCTGCATCTGCATAATTCAATACTTCTGCCAGGCTTACCGGCAATTTCTTTTCCACCAGAGTATTCTTAGCTTCTGCCATCAGTTCTTTTCTTGTGATCACAGCCTCACGATCCGAAAGCTCTTTTTCTTTTTTCTGCTGCATGTACGCAGCTTTTTCCTCTTTGTTCATTTTTGCAAGCTTCTCTGCTTCAGAAAGTCTATCATCCGTAAGAGCCTGCCATTTCTGCTGTGCATTACTTACTGCCGTATCAATCGCTTTCTGCACGCGGCGATCAAATTCTGCCTGATTTCCTTCTCCTTTCAGGAAATCATCGAAGCTCATTGGCCCTGTGCCTGCTCCCGGCTCTCCCTCGCCACCTGTTCCGGATCCACCGCCATTGCTTCCTTCGCCAGCCCCAGCACCGTCTCCTTCTGCGAAAATTTGCAATCTCATTGGCACTTTGCAGTTGCATACAAAAAATCTGTTTTTCATCTTTCTATCCTTTCCGCCCAGCCTATCCGTTCTCACGTCCGGGCCATTCGTGTTTTATGGATCATCCTGCTTCTTTTACGTCTGGCAGAAAAAGACATAAAAATAAGACACGTAACCCCGTGCCTTAAAGGGAGATACCTGGATCACCGCCTTCCTACGGATAACCGTCTGCCGTTGAACTGTACCGTGTCGCCAATCTGTGCCACTTCATCGCCAATCTTCACCCCCTTCAACTCTGCGTGTCCGTCTTTGTCCCGGTATAATAATTTGATTGTCTTGTAATTGATCCGGCTCGCCAGCCAGTTCGGTGCAAGCCTGTCTGCGTCTTTTGTGACTGTGTAGTGTTCAGTCATCGTGTGTAACCTTAAGTCCGAACTCTGGAAGAAAGTTAATCTCGTAATGATACTTATCTACCTCAGCCCCTGAGATATCTTCAACAACATACATGGTGTAATCATTGAGAAATACATAATCTTTTTGATATTTCCCTTCTGCTGTTTCAATAATTACTTCCAGTTCGTTGTCTGAATTATTTTTCAGTGCAAACGTTCCGGTCAGTTCAAGCAAAATAGTATCTGTTCGTGCATTCAGAACGGTAAGTTTTCGCGTTACATTGAAGTTATCAGCTTCCTTGGAGATATTTGTACTTACCTGATCCGCTTCTGTGCATCCAGTCATTGCAAAACAACTCACTGCTGTCAGTGCCAGCAATGCTGCTATTTTTCTTTTCATCACTTATTCCTCCGTATAGCATGTATTTGTCACTTTCTTGTACACATCTTCGTAAAGTTCCTGCTTATCACCGTTGTATGTATACTCTGCATAGATACCATCACCGCTCACCGTAGTAGATACAAGACATTTGTAATTCTGTAAAGTTTTGCAACCCCATACTACGAATACGTTAGATAAGTCAATTGGCGGCGTTACCGGTGTATCGGCAAAACCATTCTTGTTGTACCAATTAACCAGTTTCTTTTTACAAACGCTTTCAAAATGTGCCATTCCTGTGATAATCATCTTTTTATCCTCGCTTTCTTAATACAGTGTTGATTTATTTAATTCTTCCACCAGTTCCCTCTCGCGTTCTGAAAGTTCATAACAGATGGTATCCTCTGCTGCTTTTTCTGCTGCCTGCTTTTCTGCGTTCTGCTTCCTGGCTGCCGCCTGGTCTGACAGCAGAAGCCCTGCCCCGTAAATCGTTTTTTTCATGGCCCTTTGGGCGTCCAGGCTTCGCACATGCTGGCATTCTTCACGCCTTACCCTGAAATGCACGCCGTAGCGTGCCATTTTCTGCATCATGGCAGCGGTAACGATATGATCCGGATAATCATACTTTGACAATTTCCGTGTCTTTTCCTGCCTCAGCTTTTCTGTTGTATCATTCACCAGCTTTGTCAGCTCCGGTGATGTCTCTGCTACCGTTTCCGGTTCGAAACTGGTAATAAACGATGTCTTCACAGTTGCACCGTTTTCGTATTCGATCGTGCAGTCGCACACAATATGGTTCATTCTGTCCCAGGTAGTCTTGCCGGATAATGCCGTGAGTGACGGGGCAAACAAAAAGAACGGGATGCCCCGTTCCAGATAAAATTCACATATATTTTTCAGGATGGAAAAAGGCGGGTTGTCCACCACCACACATCCCGGCGGATATTCGTCTTTTTCGTAATCGCCGCCCGGCCAGAATGGGCGAATCACGTTCTCAGGATCAATATTGTAACGTTTGCACACCCAGTCCTTTATAACTTCGTATATCTCCGATGGTGTATAGCAGTCGTCTGTCGTTTTCTTCGGTTTGAATTTCTCGACAAATTCTTCGTAAGTTTTGCTTTTTATGTTTCTCACCTCCCTGCAAAATGGGTACAAAAATACCACCGGCCTCTCGACTGGTGGTATTTATTTTTGTTTTGGTCTTACTGGATCCATAGAAAGTTTCATATCACATTCCGGCGAATCACAATAGAAGAAATATTTTCCTTTGCATTTAACATGTCCTTTTTTACATTTTGGACATATTGGATCGTTCCCTGCTCTTGCATCCGACACCATTCTATTACGCCGATCCATTTTTGCTTTCATTTCTTCTAATGTCATAATGTCACCTACTTTCTCCATGGATATTCCGGATACAACTCAGCTACTAATTTGAGTATATCCTTTTTCTCTTGGGAAGTCAATGTATTTGACCTCTTTCGGTGTTTCACTTCTTGAGCAATGCACACAGCTTCCGACCATTGGTCTCCACCAATTCCGTACTTTCTATGCGTTGCTTCATGTATAAGCACTTCTGCTGTTTTCTCTATCGTTTTTGTCTGATCTGCAAAAATTCTTATTACATCATCTTCTGCATCATAAAATCCCAATTCATTATATGGATTATCGATACCATAAACGAGCTGAACTAAAATATTATTCGTTTCCAGGTATTCAGACATCTCTTTTCCAATATCTGACTTCTGCATATCTTTTTTGATATTATGCGGCTTTATGACATCATTCTGTCCTAAATTATACGTGTGATAAATGCCTTCATCATCTTTTAACCTTGCCCATTTATTACTTTTCTGTTGATACTCTGCCTTATTCTTTAGATCCAGTGAACACTCTGCCATCCTTTTATACTTCTTCTCCTGCCGCTTTGCATACTGTTGTCTGGCTTCCTGCTGGTTTTTCAGACCGATCTGTTCCAGTTCTTCTTTCGTCCAGGTATCATCAGCCGTTGAAATACCGGGAAAATAGGTTGTGTGGCTGTCTTTACATCTTGGATGGTACAGACCATAAGATATCGCCTTTGAAACCAGCGGATAACTGCCGTCTTTCCGGCTGCCACCGCTCCACACATCATCAATCAATACTTTTCCGCAGAACGGCAGACATTTCGGGCACGGATTTCCTCTCTTATTCACGATAACAGTATGTATGCCCCATTCCTGGCGTTTTTCACCTTCCCCCTGCAGGTAGGCTCGTTTGCTTGCTGTACGGATCGCCATATCTGCATAATCTGCCAGCGTATGCCTTGCACCGTTTTTATACTCGATACAGTTCAGACCAGCAGAAAGAAAATCCTTGGTCGCCATATCAACTGCTTTTTCATACGTGCCGGCACCAGTGTTTGCATAGACCTGAGCGTTGTAGATCACCCTGCGGTACTGGTCGTCTGCCATACGAAGTACAGCCACCTCTGCCTTTTCCATGTCATTCGTGGTTGCATTGATAAGGGCATCCAGCTTCCGGTCATTCAGTCGGAAGAACTCTGCCGTAGCACCTTTTGTTGCTTTTTTTGCTGGAAAACCTTTTTTGATAGCGTCCAGGATCTGCAGTTCCTGATGCATGTTTCCTTCGGTTCTTGCCACCCGAATCAGAGCCTCGATCTTGTCATTGATATCCTGGAACTGTCCGCCGAACTTCTTCCGGTTGGCTCTCCGGTACTGTTCCAGAGCTTTTAACTGTTCTGCCTGCCACATGCTCCACTGCTTATTCTCCGTCACTTCTTCGACCTTGTGCCGTTTCATGTTTCGGATCATGGATGCGATCAGTTCATCTTCGATTGCCTCAAAAGCCGCTCCGATATCATACGCATCATTTATCTTTGCCATTTACATGCACCTTGAATCCCTGCTGCTTAAACTGCCTTTTCAGTTCTTTCAACTGTGTGGCACTGCTGCATTTATCATTTCTCAGTTCCGCATAATCGCCTTTTTCCAAAGCATACACGCCAAAAGGTACCTGTTCCTTTGCAATTTTAAGCAGTCCCTGGTACTCCTTCCGGCTCATCTGGTACATCCTGTTTGCTACTTTTACCTTCATCGTTCTCGCCGCCTTCCTGATTTACGCTGAAATCACCAGCATCCAGATTGACTCCCGGCTCTTCCATCTCCTGAATACCCTGTTCTGCTTTCAGTCTGGTGATTTCTTCCTGTTTGCAATGTTCATCCAGGCTGTCACCATACAGCTCTTCTACACAGCGTTCAATGCTCATGATTCCGCCCTGTTTTGCCTTTGCCACAGT